GTTTCAGCATCAAGGCCGTGAATTGCCTTAAGATCCTGAGCCAATTCCATTGTGTATTCTGCCTTGAGGGCGCGTGAAACTGCTGTTACCGCTACCTTCTCAATGCTGAATGCCATTTCCTGGAAGTGGTTTGTACCAGTTGAGTCACCAAGACGTTCTGCCTGCTGACGTGTCATACCTGTTGATACAGTATATGAACCTGATGTTGCAGCTGAAGCGCGCAGTGTTGGATCGTTAGCTTCCTGCGAGCGACCGCTTGAAGTGTTACCAACAACGAAACGTGAAGCTGTGTTACCAGCAGCTGAACCAGAGAATGTTGTGTTAGCTTCGTTGAAGAGAGCTTCCGCACCACCCTGTGTGCTGTAACGTGAACGCATTGCGAAGATCAGGCCTGTTGGACCTGTCATTGGCTGAACGCCGCAGATATCGTATGCGATCAGGTTTGGCATTGAACGGCGAACCAGTGAGATAAGCACTGGGTCGAATGTGTCGATTGAGCCATCAGACGCTGTTGAAGATGAGTTGCCCATAGCGTTTGTTGGTGCAGCTTCACCGAGAAGTGTTGGTGCACGATAACCGCCTGAACCGAAACCTTCTTCACGAGCTGACTTCTCCTGGTTTTCCAGAAGCTGTGCAACTACGCTACGACGATGAGCATCCTTAATTGGAGCCAGATCAGGATGTTCCAGGACTGGCTGCCACTTTTTCTGAACTGCCTCATTCAGAGATTGCATTTTGTTTTCTCCTAATTATTGTTACTTTTTGATTCCGCGAGCAATCGCGTTCATATAAGCAGCCATCTCAACTGGAACCTGCTTTTCAGCGCTCTCTTCGAGATCGCCCACTGGTTCCTCATCGAAAACTACGCTTTCTGACAACTGGCTGGCCTTGCCTGTTGTTGGGAAGTAGCTCTCACGAAGAGTAGCAATCTTGTTCTTGTATGTCGCAACATCTTCGAACTCGACTGCTTCAGAAAGTGACTGCAGCTTTGCTACTTGCGTATCTGTCAGGCCTTCTGAAACTTCTGCGAACGCCATACCGCGTTCGAATTCTTTTAGCTGAGCTGTAAGCTCAACATTCTTTTCGATTTCTTCGTTGATTGCTGATTCAAGAGCTTCAACCTTAGAGGCAAGTTCTTCAGCAACTTCAACAGCTTCGTCAGGAATGTCGATGTAGTGTTCTTCGAACAGACCCTTAAGACCTGCCATGAACGACTCAACGATTTCTGCCTTGAGACCACGCTCAATAGCAACTGAGTTAGCTTCCATCCACTGCTCAACAACGTAGTCGAGATATGAATCTACACGCTCAACGAGTTCTTCGCTGATCGTTGCAGTTTCTTCTGTCAGTGAATCGGTGAACTTTGATTCTACAACTTCGAGCTGCTCATTTACTTTCGAAAGAATAGCAGCTGTGTAGACTTCTGTAGCCTTTGAAATGAACTCTTCTGAAACTTCTGTTCCAGCAAAGATTGCCTTGATGTCTTCTGATACGTCGATATCTTCGGCTGTTAGGCGAGCAATCTTTTCTTCGCCAATTGAACGATTCTTTGGATTAACAGATGAACCCTGCATTGGGTTTGTTTTGTCACCCTTGAACGCTGCATCGTAGAAAGCAGAAACGTCGGCTTTCTTCATACCTGAAAGTGAGTCGAGGATCGAATTGATCATACCCACTTTTGTGTATGGCTTTACGCTTGAACCCTGAAGCATTGGTCCGTCGACCTCACCCTTCTGCTGCGAGCCGCCTGGAACGGCAGCCTGCTTTACAGAATCTGGATCAGGAACCTCAGCGTTAACGCCGAAGCTCGCCTTTTTTGCTTCTTGCACGTCGAGCTTTTCGACGTTGGTATCCTGAACTGACATATTGATATTCTCCTCAGGTTTATTAGAAGATTCTTCTAGTTTATTTATAAAAACGTCGCCATTTAGAAACGATTTAAGAACTTGTCAAACGCCTTTAATAGGACTTCTTCACGATTCCTATTAGAGTATGACTCGTCGATCTGTTTCTTAATAGCTGCTACTTCCTTTTCTACAAGGATTCCATTGTCCCATACCCACTCTTTACCTTCCATAATGCCGTTTGCAAGGGCGTGGGGTGCTGATGGATCTGCTACAATATCTGCCGCGGTCGCAAGGTGGAAATCTTTTTGAACTTCCATGAGCCCGTCTTTGCGCTTAACAAGTGAGCCCATTCCGCGAGAAGAAAAGCCCAATCTTGCGCCTTCCTTCATAAGGTTCTTTACGATATTTCCGTATGGCGTATCCATGATCTTAACTTTACCAATAAAGTTATCTCCGTCTTGACGGAGTTCCTTGACCATGTGAGATACACGTTCTAGATTGATTGTTGGTCCTGATGGATGACCCAGCTCGCCGTATGCGCGATTCTGCTGCACGAATTCGCGATTGTAACGTGCAACTTCGTTAGCTAATGTTTCTGTAGGATATACACGACCATTCTTATTGCCGATATTTCCTTGCATCAGAATGCCTTCTAGGAAATACTGTTTCTCACCTGTGAGCTCATTAGCTTCTGTAATGATTTTTAGTTCTTCGTTAACTTCGCAGATGAGTTTCATTAGTATTGCGAGCCTCCAGCGATTGAAGACGTCTTATGCAGTTTAAGAATAAGAGTCGTAGGACCTGAGCCAACTTTGGTGACAACTACGTTTGCTTGTGGTTCTCCACCATAGTTGTCAATAAGACGTGAGTCTGAGAAATCAAATACGTCCTGACCTTCAGAAAGAGTTAGAACAGTATTAGCACCGCGCTTAACGACCCAATATGCGCCGTTACCTGCAGACCATTCTGCAGAAATGATATTCATACGAGTAACTGTTTCGCCAGCTGAGTTCGCACCCAAAAGAGGATTGGCACTATTCAGAAAGATAGCACCAGAGGAATGGAACTTGGCGATACACCATCCACCCTTAACGTGTTTGTTGATAACGCCTTCAGCCATTATTATTCCTCTTCACCGAGAGTTTCTGCTACGAAGTCGAGAACACGTTCAAATGAATCAGCGCCTTCGTTTACTGCTGCGCGGAATATTTCGCGATTACCAGTGTTTAGTTTTTCGTAAATGTCTAGAAGACCATTGTAGATATCTTCGTTGATTTCAATGATGTCGCCGTTAAGAAGTTCAATCTCGATTGAATCGTCGCCAGATTCACTGATAACTGGCTTATTCACAAAGATTGATTCCTGGAATGCAGGAATGGTAACTGAAGAAGCAGCAGTCTTAACTGGCTTGAAATCTCCCTGACGCTTATTTGCGGGAGAAGTAACGAAATCAGTTTGCTGACCCTTGAATCCTGACTTATCTGCAAGTGTTGAAGTTCCCTGATTGATCTTAGAACGTTCTCCACCAGCTGCGCCTGGAGAAAGAGTATCACCAGCTCCGCCAGACTTAATCTTGTCGTCTGTTCCTTTTACTGGATAATCTTTTGTTTCGCGCTTATGCATGTCAGCGAATTCTTGTTCACCTTCTGCACGAGGTTTCAACGCCTTAGCTTCTGGATTTTCTTGCTTGGCGTTAGCTTCACGCAGTTGCTTGAACGTCTTCATCTGAACCTGTCTCCTCTGAGGCCTCAATTTGCTGAGCACCAAACATTCCAGATGCGATCTCGATTTTCTTTAGTTCGAGCGCATCCTGGATCTTATCTGCAAGTGCTGCTTCAATCGAATCACGAAATCCGTGTGGATTTTGTTCGGCGGCAGCTTGAATAGCGTTGTAAATCTGTTCCATGATAAATCCTTTTAGAATTCTAAACTATTTATAAAAAGTATGGTACTTTATATGTCACGCCATTGACGACTATCTGTAGATGTCCTGCTGGATTTACTACGATAGCATCGTTGAGTTTGACACTTGACGCAACTGTTGTAACAGCCGCGGTGTTAGCTGATCTTACCGTCAGAGTGCTGAATGAGTTGGCTACTTCTAGCTTTCTAGCGTCCAGAGCTCTGATAGCTGTATTGGTGCCAGTTAGATTCGTATTGATAAGATTGATACGAGTCGCTTGTGTGGCGATATAAGAGTTTGTGTTAGCTAGAACAGACTTAACATATGAGTTCGCAGCAAATGTTGCTCGAATATCTGTTCCGTTAAGATATACGGATTTAGTGCTAGCCAGATTGATGTGTTCTGATGAAGTCCAAGCAGCTGTTGCGCTTATCCAGTTGAACGTTTTATCTGTTGTTCCCTTAAGAGTAATACCGCCACCATCAGCTGTAGCATTAGTTGGCGTACCTGTCTTACCCAATTCAATATTGATATCTGCAACAGAAACTGTTGTAGAGTTGATTGTTGTTGTTGTTCCACTAACAGTTAAATCGCCACTGATAGTTAAGCTTCCTCCAACAGATGTATTACCTGTTACAGCAAGATTTGTTGAAATAGTCGCACGACCCGTATGTGCAAAAACTCCAGATGTTGTTGGGTTTGTTGCATTGGCTTTCGTAGCAATATAAATGTTCGTATTAGCCAGAGCGCTATTGAACGTAGTCGTATTGACTTTCGTTGCGATATAAGAGTTTGTATTGGCTAGAGCAGCACGTTCTACAGCTTTCGTCTGATATGTAGCTGATGCGTTGGCTACTTGCAATCTGTCAGAAATAAGTGTGCGAAGCGCTGTGTTGGTGCCAGTTAGATTCGTATTGACAAGTGTAATTCTTGACGTCTGAGTCGCGATAGAAGAGTTAGTATTTGCAAGGGCTGCTCGTTCAACAGCTTT